GAGGAACTTGTTGTCCCGCCATTTGAGCTTGTTGCATCGCCTTTTGAAAGTATGTTGTTACCTGATCTCTAGCCATCATACCCACATGTTCTTGTACATGTGCTTGTAACATGATGTAACCTTGTGGATTTGCTTGTGAAGTCTGACTAGATAACATGGATATATGTGCTTTAACATGAGCTTCATGATCTTGCTCTGGAAATACTTGTAATGGCATATTTTTCATGGCATTTCCGTTCTCGGTCGCTGGATCAACTGGTTTAGGTTGAGGCTTCGGAGGTAAAATAGCCTCGATGTTCTTGATATCCAATGCATCATACATACGTCTATACGCTTCATTTACATTATGTATCTCTGGAGCGGCTTGAGCCAGTTGTAATTGTGTTTGAGCCAGTGATAATCGCTGTGCCATAGAGAAAATGTTCGGATCTGACACTGGAAGTATGTCCACACGACCATCAAAGTCGGCTTGCATGGTCTCTGGGGGCACATTTCCAACAAAATAAGGGTATGGTACTGGATTTTCACTAAAAATCTCCGCTAACATACGAAATTCTTGCTTTTGAGCGTAATGTAAACGCTTATGTATAGCAGAAATGATTTTAGAACCTTGTTCTATCAACGCAACAGTCGTTCCAACGGGTGCATTTGAGTTAACATCAGCTGTTTTTGCGTCTGCAACCTGTGCAAAACGTCTACCAGAGTCAACAACCACACCTAAAAGTTGTGCTAGTGTGGCAGAGGGCTCTTTGTATGGCAGTGGGATGATTGAGTTTTTAAGATCTCCGCCTGGGACATCGATATCTCTGAACTCACCAGGATTAAGAGGCTCGTCATCGTTACGAATACGAACACCCCTCGATTTAAAACCTGCTGGAAGATTTGATAAAGTACCTGCATCTATTAACTGCCTTAAAATTGATGTAGCTGCACGAGAAAGACCACCGATTGTGTGCAATAAACCGAGACCATAGAAGCCAAATCCCGGTAGAAACTTGAAGTGAACAAAATATTGTCTTTTTCTTCTTAATGGGTCTTGTTCTCTAAAGTTTCTAGAAATCGATAACACTTTTCCAGAACCTTGATCAAGGGTGACAATATAAGGCAACATAATACCCGAAGAATTCCCCTCCATATCCTTGTCTTCAAAACCTTCCAAATCCAAGTCAATGTGGCATTCCAATAAGGTATAAGAGTCATCAGAATAGTTTGGACGTAATCCCAACAACTCATCAGAACGCTCTTGGATAGCTCCTTCATCTTCGCCATCATTCGTTTCAGATAATTCAACATCTCTATAAACTCCTGCTACTTGTAGTTTGCGAATATCATTATATGTCATTCTAACTACATGTGTAACCCTCTCCGTTGTTCTTAAATCAGAAGCCGAATATGGAACAACCATATCTTCTGCTGGAACAAACTTGGAGATGGCTCTCTGTTTGGTTTCATCAAAGTAAATCTTTTTAAATGTAGATCCAGTTAATGGCAAATAAAATAACATTTGGTCAGTGTCTGGGTCATACTCTTCCATGATTTCAGTAATCTGATAATTCATGAAATCTTCTACACGCTGGGCTTGTGCTTCAGTTTCTTGTGTCGGTGTTCCAAGAACTTGAGTCTTTACAGGTCCTCCACTCGGTAGCATTTCTTTATAACTCTGTGCTTGAAACTGTGTTACGGCTTCAGATAGTAATGGATGTGTCACACCACTTGCACCCAAGAAAGGCTGACTTCTATCCTCATAGTTTATGCCAAGAAGTCCTAATCCTTTGGATATAGCTTCTTCCCAATCTTCTCTAGATTCTATGTCCTCACGAAATTTGGCTTGTATTTCAGATGATAGTTCTCCAAGAATGTCATCGTCAAGAACCTCTGCGAGATTGGCATCATGTCTATATTCTTCGGTTTCAACTTCTACTGCCTCTTCATCTGCTAGTTCAATACCCTCGGGTAATTCATCAACAATCTCTGGTAATTCAATTTGAAGACTATCTTCTTCGGGCATCATTTGACCCCCTGCTCCCATCGAGCCTTCTACCATACCAGCTATCTGTCTAGGTTCTATTGCCATTATCCAGCCTTTCTAAATTTTTCAAATAAGCCACCCATAGCCATTCTAGGTATAGCTTCTTTCTTCTTCCCTAACAAGGGTCTTATATCCAATACTCTCATAGGATCTCTTGCTATTGTGTTTGAAACAGTAGCTTTATCTGCTGCCGATATAACTTGATTTTTAAGTATAGCACCTTTTTTAGCATATTCTTTTAAAACATTATCTAAAGTTTTACCGAAGACGGCTTCAAACTCTCCTGGTCCACTCCTCTGTCTTACTATTGCATAGTCTCTTCTTGATGGAAAAGCAATGAATTGTTTACCATCTTCGATGGCTTGTTCTATATTACTTCTAGCTAAGAACTGACCTGCTTTCTTTAAATTAGGAAAAGGAGCATTCTTAAAAAGAGATTTTGGAGTTATGAGTATATCCATTTCTTCCGCTTCATGCTTCATCGCTCTTAGAAAAACATCTTGTAGTTTTTTATCCGTAAGTTTTTTTCTTAACTCTTGCGACAATTTTAAAAATTTAGCTTTACCAAACTCAACATCATCCTTTTTCAATAAATCATTATATGTTTTATCACTTTGTTTTACTTTATCTTCTAAGAAAGCTATTTCTTCGTCATACGCATTTTTACCAAGCCGTGCTTTTAGTATATTTAAATTATCAATAGAATTAATACTGCCATCAAAATCTATTTTCTCCATAACGGGACCTTGTCTATTTATTACTGGTCTACCATTATTAGTTTTTTGTACTGAACCCGGGACTTTAACTGTTGTTGGTTTTGTTATTGATTCAACCAAATCTAAAATAGCTTGTTTTTTATGAGCAGCTGGATTTTTAGACATTTGAGGAGAAAAAGCAGGTATTTGTCTAAAATCTTTAATAGACTTTTCTACAAGTTCTGTCGCCATCTTATTTAAATTAACACCACTATCTTCTATGGCTTCAGTTATTGCAATATTTAAATCAAGCTTTGCTTTCTTAAATTCATCACTACCTTCTTCGGCAGCGTTAAGTCTTGCTTTTAAATTAGTAATTGTGTCTTCATCAAAGTTTTCATAAAACTTTGGATTGCTTCTAATTTTTTCAACAAATTCTGTAGTTAGTTTTTGTGTCTCGTAATAGTTATTTGCTTCTGACTTCATTACATTATCGACAATATTTTTATTATCTCTTCTGGTTGTTTCACCTTTTAATTCTTTTTTAACCTTTTGAAAAAAACCAAGATCCATCGATGCTGTCTTTTTCTCATAGTCAACAATATTATTTATTTTATCATCTAATTGATTTCGAGATAATTTGAGTTTAAAATTTTCATTAACCCCAAGTTTTTCTGCATCAACAAACATTTCAAAAAAAGGATCAATTGCTAAATCTCCTCTTGAATCATATATACTAAAAGGAGAGACCGGTATGTCTGGTTTAATTTTGGCTTTTACTTTTAAAGTACCAACAGCGTTTTCACCAGCTAAACCTTGTGCGGTTATACTATTTTTTAAATCATCATATTGCGAAAGTTGTATGTTTAAGTCTTCTACTTCTTTGCCTAGTTTAATCACATCATTTTTTAAGTTTTGCTTATTCGTTCTAAAAGTAGACAGACCCACTCCTTCTTTTACATCTATCTTCGCAATCTCATCAATAAGTACACGATCCTCGTTTGTGAGAATATTTAAATACTTTGGATTTTTTTCTGCGTTGTATGGAAGCTCTCGTGCAACGGAAGGACTAAAAGGTTCTGTTACAATTCCTTTTCTTAATTGTCCTTGCATTCTTGTTAATGTGTTTTCTTCTTTTGCTATTTTGTCTTTTAATAATGAAAGTCTTTGTCCATCTAACTTAAATTCTGTAGAATTTTTATATGTAGACAAATCTTTTAACTCTTCCATATTGAGTTTTCTACCTAGTTTTTTTTGTGTGTAGTCAATAGTTTTATTGACCTTCATATCTAAATCAGTCGCTTCTTGTTTTAATTTAGCTACCAATTGTTTTTGAGGTTCAATTCTTCCCGGTAAAGTTCTCAAAGATTGATTTAAATCTTTGTTACCCGCTAAGTTCATTTGATGTTCTATCGCTATAACACCATCTGATAACCCATCATTCAGTTTTGGATCTAACTTAACATCGGCATTTCTTATGTGTCCAAAATAGCCAGGGTTAAGAGCGGTTTCTCCATAATCATGATAGCCTTGAGGTAAGTTCTCACC